CCGTAAAACAGGAGCCAAGCAAGGTTCAGCTGGACGCCTGCGCCTTGCCGCTTTCTTTTTTTTCAGGCTCTACCTCCACCGTAGGCTTGCTGTCTTCCGTCCAGGCCGCCAGCGCCGCCTGCTGCAAAGCGTTGAACTCGCTGGGGCGCAGCGAAAACAGCTCGTCAGCAGTCAGAGGGTCAGGCTTATAGCCAGGAACCTCGAAAGAGCGCGCCTGCTCGTACCCTTCGCTCAAGGCCACCATAATGGCTGCCGTGTCGCGGGTGATTTGCCCATACTGGCCCTCCAGTACCTCCCCCAGACGGGTGATATCGCCGTCCGGGCAGAGGTCGGAAATTTTGGCGGAGGCGCCCACCGTAAAGCGGAAGCCTACTTCTCTGCCGTAGATCTGCATAGACGCCTCCTCTTATGCCGCGCCGCCCAAAATCGCCTTGAGGACAGCTTCAGCAGCTGCCTCGGTAGGCTGATCCGCGCCCACCAGCTTCCAGTCGTGGTTGGCGGTATCGTCGCGCATCAGCGTGGCGGTCAACTCCTGCGTCTGCCAGTCGATGGATTCCTCCTGCGTAGCAGCGTCCAGACCGGGCTGCTGGAACCGCGCCTTCGTCAGCACCACGGGCGCGTAGGTCACCACGCCGCCGCTCTGGTAGCGGACGATGAAGCCGATGCCCACGTAGGGGATCTCCATGCTGTCGCCGTAGTGGGAGACCTGCACCGCACCGCCGCCCGCCTGGATCTCGGTAGCCTCGGGCAGACCGAGGATAAACTTCTCCGCCGCCGTCAGAAGCCCGTCAACGGTCAGTGTGGCGGTGCCGTCCGCAAAGACAGCCGCTGCGGTCTCTGCGGAAATGTTGTCGGCGCAGAACGTGTTGTCGTCCGTGGTATTCAGGGACAGAGATACGCTGACGCCACGCGCCAGCAGCATGACGCCGCTGTAGGTGACCGCGCCGCCAGCGTTGGCATATTTGGCCACGTAGGGCTTGCTGAAGCCCGTACAGACCTTTCCTGCTGCGCTCATAGCAGCACCTCCTATTTCATGATTTTTTCAATTTCGCGGCTGCACGCCGCGTCCATTGCCGCTTCCGCCGCTTTCTTGGCGGAGTTCACGGCCTTGTCCACAAACTTCGTTTTTTTTCGGAACGTAGTGCCGCTATTAACAGATCTGGCGATCAGGACATTGGGCTGGCCGTTGGGATACTTCTCGGTTTTTGTCGAGTTGTATCCGTCAAAGCCGAGCTTGACGTTGACGAAGCCGTCGTCGTCCTTCAAGCGACTGATGCCAAAGCCGTCCAGAAGCCCCGCCTTCTGCGGCAGGGTGACGGTGTCGATAAGACCGCCGTCCTCAGCTCTTCCCGAACCGACAGGGAGAGCCTGTATCGCGCGCCGTACCGAATCAGCCACGACCTCGGCGCCGGCATAGACCGTCTTGCCCACAATGCCATCCTTGGTGGACTGCTGCAGCTTGTTCAGCTGCTTGATGTAGTTGTCGATGCCGGAGAACTCGAACCGCGCCATCAGGCGAACACCTCCCAGTCCCACTCGTAGTGCCAGAAGCCGGTTTCTTCCTCAAACTGGCAGCTGTTCAGGCTCCAGACGATCTCCGCTGCGTCGAAGGCGGCCTCCAGCTCATCCCGCCAGGGGTCAAACTCCTGTTTCGTGAACAGGTCCGTAGAGCCGGTAACCGCTTTCTCGGCGTGGACGCCGCCGGCCTCGAAGTCGTTCGCGCCGTCTTCCTGCCAGACAAGGTATCGGTCGGACTGGATGCGGCCGCCGTGGCTCACAGCATCTGTCACGGCCAGATGCGCCGCGATGACACGCTGTGCCCACAGTGGCGTTGTGCCCGATTCGGGCACCGCCCGCTTCTTACCCATCAGACCACCTCATATTTCTGCTCGACCCTGGTCAACGTTAGATCCATGGACGCCGGGTACACGTCCACGACCTGCTGCACCAGGTCGATGCCGTACTGCACGCCGTCCTCCGTGACGGCCACACACTGGGGATTGACGGAGGGACGCAGCTGCGTCCGGATGACCCGCTCCACCTGCACCTGGGCTTGCCTGCTGCTGTAGTACCGCTGCAGGCCTACCCGGCGTTCTTCGTAGAAAAGCGTTTCCGCCAGCGTCAGCACCGGCCTTGGCTGGTACCCGGGCTGGGCTCCATCGGTCACGGTGTAGATCCGCACCACGCCGTCCCGATAGGACTGGGTGATGCGCCGGTCGTCAAACCGAAACGGCGTCTGTCTCAATCTGCGCCACCTGCCTCTCGTGCTGCATAGCCAGCAGCCGGTTAAGATAGTTCGCCTCGAACACATCCAGCGCATCGCTCAGACCGTACCGCACGTACTCCTTCAGCAGCGTCAGAGGTTCCCCTGCAGTTCCGTAGTTCCCGGCATTGCCCAGCTTGTCGTCAATATACGCCTGCCCGGAGGCGATGAGGCCGGACACCTTGGCGTCCGTAGCCTCATCGCTCCAGGTGATGTTGCACCAGAGCTTGACGGCGTTCAGGAGGGAGTCGCTCGCCGCGCCCGCCATCGTCAGGACTTGGTGACGGTGACCGTGTAGGTCTTAGTGGTGGTGCCGTCCGGCGCGGTCACCTCAACCTTCACAGTGTTGCTGCCGGACTGCCAGGTAGCGGCGGTGCCGTTGTCGATCTCAACGTCATTCACGGTCACCTTCATGGACGCGCTGGCATCGGAGGGAACCGCGGTGATGGTGTTGGTCGCGTTGGCGGTAGCCGCCGTGTAGCCGACGGTGGCACTGGCGAAGGCCGGGGTCAGAGCCAGGGAACCGATGGTCAGCGCACTCAGCGTGGCATCGTTGGAGGGCGTGGGCGCCGTCACCTGCGTCACCTTGTAGGTGGCGGGCTGCAGGCCGGAGATGTCCAGCACCAGGAAGGCGTTGTTGTCCAGCGGCATGCCGTTGGCGTAGGCCTTGATCAGGTAGACGCGCTCGTCCTCCAGGAAGCGGTAGTGGTCGCTGTAGTCGATGCGGCCCTCGGGGGAGGTGCCGGCCATCGCCAGGTAGCGGTAGGCGATGCCCATGACGGCCTTGCCGCGTGGCAGCGCCGCCGTCTGGATCACGTCCATGGGGTAGGGCATGACGTCGTTGCGGTAGGTGCCATCCGGCGCCATCAGCGTGGTGGCAGGCATGACCTTCTGCAGGTAGTCCTGGGGATTCACCAGGAAGATCACATCACGCACACGCCGAGGCTTGCCGTTGGGATCCGCCGCCATGATGGACAGCAGGTTGCCCACCGTGGCGGGGCTCAGGTCGTTGACCTTGATGGCGGCCTTTTCGGGATAGGCGCCGCCGGTGACGGTGACGCCGTCGCCCACCTGACGGATCATGCCGATAGGCTTCTTGTTGCCGTCACCGGCCACAAAACCGGCCTCCATACCGTTGCTCATGGACTCATAAAGCGTCTGGCGGACGAAGCTGTCCAGCCATTCGGGGCCCAGGTCCAGCATGGCCTTGCAGACCGGCAGGAACGCCGACAGCTTCAGCAGCGTGGTGGCGATCTTCTTGATGCCGGCCGTCAGCTCCTTGACGATCTCGTCGCACAGATCGCCCCAGGCAGCCTCCTCGTAGCCGTTGGTGTTCACCATGATCTCCACGGCCCCGCCGGTGGGACGGAAATTGATGCGGCTCAGCAGGGGGTGCGCCGTCTGAAGCTCCTCAAAAACGGAGTCAATGACGGTCTTGGGCAGCGCCAAATCCAGGCCAGTCACAGCCTGCTGAGGGTTGGGGGACTTCATGGCCGTGGCCAGCTTCTGGTAGTAGGTGCGCTCCTCCGCCGTCAGCTGGTGCACGCCCCTCTGGGCCAGAACGCGGGAGTCCATCTCCTGCTGCAGGCCCTGGAAGCGCTGCTCGTACTCCTCATGCAGATCCAGGCTAATGCGCTGCATCATCTCATCCAGAGCGGCCTGGAAGGCCTGGGTGTCGTTGGAGAGGGCCGCCTGCCGCAGAGCCTCCCGCAGCTCCTCGCGGCTGCGAATGTCGTTATTCTTCATGCTGATCTCCTTTCAGTTCCTCAGGCAAACAGGCCGAGGATATTGTTTTTTTCAGGGCTTCCGCCGCCCTGGGGATTTTTGTCGGGTGCCGGCGCTCCGCCGGCAGTGGGAACGGACGTCAGATCACGCAGCTGCGCCGCCAGGATCTTCTGGTACTGCAGGCGCTGCTCCGTGCTCATGTTGACCTTCTGGAGGATCTCAGCGGCACCGCTCATGTCGGCATCCTCATCCGCCAGGCGGTCGGCGAGGCCGTACTCGACGCACTGCTCCGCCGTCAGCCAGGTTTCCGCATCCATCATCTCGGCCAGCTTGTCCTCGGGCAGCTTGTCGCCGGCCTTTTGCAGATAGGCCTGCCGGCCTGCCGCGTTGATGACGTCCAGGTCGTCCGCGGCCTTCCGCAGCTCCGCCGAATTGCCCACGGCCTCCAGCCACATGTTGTGGATCATCATCAGCGTGTTCCGCGGCATGACGACCTCATCGCCCGCCATGGCGATCACAGATGCGATAGAGCAGGCGAAGCCGTCCACGTGGACCACCTTCCGCGCCGGGTGGCGCTTCAGCTGGTTGTAGATGGCCGTGCCCTCAAAAACGCTGCCACCGTAGCTGTTGATGTAGATGTCGATGCGGGAGGCGTTGGGATACTTGGCCAGCTCTTCCCGGAAGTGCTGGGCGCTGTTCTCACTGGGCGTCCAGCGCCACGTGTCCCAGTTAAACTCCTTGCCGACGACATCGCCATAGATGTAGAGTTCCAGCGCGTCGCCCTCGGCGGCCTGCTTCAGCTCCCAGAATCTCGTTTTCATGCGTTTCCTCCTTCCGCGCCGCCCAGGGCTACGGTTTCCGCACCCAGCGCCGCGATATTCTTTGTCAGATAGTGCTCATCCGCCCAGGGCTCCGGGATAGTGGGCAGGCCGGCCGCCCGGAGAACGTCGTTGACCGAGAACACGGCGGAGCCCACCAGCTTCTCCACATTGTCGGCATTGGCGAACATGTCGAAGTGGCGGATGCTGCTGGTGTCGACCCGGAGGTAGTTCCCATTGGTCACGCCCTCATAGCCGTAGCGCTTCCGGTTGATCTCCTCCTGCAGCTGGTCGCAAATGGGGTCGATGCAGCCGGTCAGGAACCGACCCTGCGCGTCCTCTGTGCCCTGGATGCTGCCGTCTACCAGTACGGCGGGGATCTGGAACGCCTTAGCCGTGAAACCGAAGATGTCCTTCATCTGGCTCTGGATGTCCGCCAGTTCCACGGAACTTTTCCCGCCTTCATTCGTGAAGCTGTAGCCGTCGAACTCCGGCAGGATGGCGCCGTTGGAATCCAGAAAGGCCTTCACCTGCTCCTGGATCATGAGGGCGAATTTCTCCTTGAAGTCGTCCACACCGGCCGCCATCTGGTTTACGTGTACCTTCCAGTGCTGGCCTTTAT